CTCCTTTGCATGAGTTCGTTCCCCACGATCTGAAAGGTCAGCAGGAAATGGCGGATGCTATGGGTGTTAGCCTGCACTATATCCAGCAACGTGTAGAATCGCTTTGCGAACATAACCCGATGTTGGGACACCGTGGATGTCGTTTGGGTAATACATATCCTGAGATTACTCAGATGCAGACGCGTGCCATTCTTGGTGCTGCTTTGGAACTGAAGAAGGAAGGCGTGGAAACACATCCGGAAATCATGGTTCCGCTGACTGGTATCTTGTATGAGTTTAAAGAACAGGAAAAGGTGATTCGTGAAGAAGCTGCTGCACTTTTCGCTGAAGTGGGTGACAGTATTGACTTTAAGGTGGGTACAATGATTGAAATACCTCGTGCTGCCTTGACTGCCGACCGTATTGCTTCTTCTGCTGAGTTCTTCTCATTCGGTACGAATGACTTGACACAGATGACATTCGGTTATTCACGTGACGATATTGCTTCCTTCCTCCCGGTTTATCTGGAAAAGAAAATC